GACTTGCTTGGATCTGTCCCTGTTGGCGTCAAACGCCGTGAGAGATTTGGTCAGAAGGCTATTCAGGTCGGTCATTTATGCTCCAAATACAAAGTAGGATTTTTCTCTTGAATGGATCTGGCAGTTTCAAGCTCTCTTCGTGCTCAATCGCTGGCAGATTTTTTTGAACTTCTTGTGCAATTATGGCTCTCCAGTAGCCTTCAAACTCGCTTGCGAGAATCTCAAAAGAGATCCTTCCGTCCACAATTGTTGTGAAAGAATCGCTCTTTATGTATTGCAAAGTTTGATCGTGAAAGGCAACTGGGTTCGTCATTTAAGACTCTCGCGAATTGCCTTGGCTGCTTGCTCCTCTGAAAGCTCAGGGTGCTTTTTCCTGTAAGCCTCTATGAAAGCGTAGTAAACGGCTTTACCTGATTCCGTTAATTCATAGGTTGTTTCTTCTTCGCTCACGCTACCTCCATAGAAACTCGAACGGACGTTCCAATAGATCGCGTAATGTCCACCTGCGTTTTAATTCTGGAGGCATTCGCTCGCCCTGCTTTAACCATTGCCTCGGCTTGGGCTAAGCGGAAGTGCAGATCTTGGTTCTCAATAAGAGCCAAGTCCTCGCGCTCTTGCAGGGTGTAATTCTTGCCGTTGGGCGCAGATTTAGAAGCGTAAGTCATTCGCGACTTTGCCAAAGCAACTTCGTAATGAGCCTTGGTAATGTAGTAATTATCTTCTTGTTGCTCCAGCTCCTTTTGGATTGAGTCCAAATCTTTAGAGAGGGCATACAGGCGTTGCTCAATTTGAGCCGGGGTAATGATTGCGTTACTCATTGGCTGGCTCTTCCTCAACTTCAGGAACTGCCTTCAATGGATTTGTTGGCTCGATCTGCTCTTGGCGGAGGATTACTTTCGCCGTATCGGCAGCGAGATCCATTTGGTCAGGAACAAGGACGTAGCCGCTATCTTCTAGCGCCTTGCCAACTGTATAAGGGCTTATGTGAAGCGCCTCAGCTAGACGGCGGATCGAAACCTCTTGGTGATTTACTGAAACAATCCAACCCATTGGTGGATTAAACTTTTTTGTTTTGTCGCTCATTTCTCTTCCATTCTCTCGATTATCCAACTAACGACAGGAACCGCTACCGCGTTTCCCATTTGTTTGTATCTGCTTGAATCTGCTTGACCTTCTGTCCAGCCGTCAGGGAATCCCTGAAGGCGCTCGCATTCTGTCGGAGTCAATCGGCGAACAACTGAAATCATTTTGTTCACTTTTTCAATGTATCCGTCTTGCGTTGTTCCTGTTAAATGGCTCATACCTGCCAAGAGAGTCGGCATTACTTCCAATTCTTCTTCTCCTTCAATAGATCCTGCAATGAATAACTGTGCGTGGTGTGATTGCACTCCGGGCTGAAGAGCTTGTAAAGCCAGCGCCGTATCTGTTTCTGTGGCGCTGAAAGTATTGGCTTTTGCGTCCTCTCGCACAGAATAAGCAGTTGGCTCTGAATTGTCGAAAATCATTGGCACATTTCCTCCTCCTGTTCCGTATCTTGAAATTACAGTGGGCGCAAGGTGATCTGAATAAACTCTCACATCGCCAACTCTTGTGCCGTCAATAATCAAAACGGTTGCAAAAGATTCCCCACTGTTGTCCATTTGATTCAGGGTTGGAGATACTCCGCCTTCAACCCAAGTTTCAAGATCATTCACTGTCTGCGCTCTCCTGCTCTTTATGAACCACGAGCTTATTTTCTGCGACATACTGATTTCCCACCCCCTTGTAATCGCGAGCCTGAAATGTTCCTATGAGTTCGGATCCTGTAGGGCTATCTCCTCCAGCGCTTTTTGTAGCTTTTCGGGAAGAGTTTTTTCTCTTCTGTTCGCTCTCCGCAAGATACCTTGTGCGGCCTTCGGCGATAGCGAGTATTTCTTCAGGTGCTCGCCCTGAGTTTCCAAGACTTGCAACAATGAAGACTCTTCTGCGTCGCTGGGGGACTCCGAAGTATTGAGCGTCAAGCACCCTCCACGCCACGCGATACCCGCGGTTGACCAACGCTTCAAGGACAACGGCCATGTCTCTTCCGTTATTGGAGGAAAGCAAACCGGGGACATTTTCGAGGATAACCGTTTGCGATCTTGTTTCGTCAATGATTCGGCAGATTTCCCAAAAAAGTCCACTCCGTTTTCCTGCCAATCCTGCTCGCTTACCAGCGACGGACAAATCTTGGCAAGGAAATCCGCCGGTAATGATTCCGTTTGCAGGATTGAATCCTGCCTGAATAAGTTGCTCACCTGTTACCTCCGTTACATTGTTAAATTGTTCCGCATTAGGAAAATGCTTTTTGAGAATTGCTTGCGCTTTTTTATCTATTTCCACAGAAGCTACAACCTTGATTCCTGCTCTTTCCAGAGCCAAGTCAAAGCCTCCAACTCCTGCAAAGAGGGATACGGCGGTCTTTTGCTGATCCACTAGTAGCCCTCCCTAACGAGAAGCGAATGAATCTCGTCAAGGACTTCGCCAGCCGTAAAGAGATTTTTGTCCTGCTCAATAAGAGCAAGGATCTCTCGGCAAACTTCGTCCTTTGAACTGTTGAGATTGCGAGGAGAAACCTCTCGCTCTCTTACATAAATAGGAGCAACATAGATTGAGCAACGATTTCTGCGCTCTTTTAGCCGAACAAGTAGCCCCTCTTTATGTAAAACAGAAAGAACGCCAGAAGATTGACCTGCGTGAATGTTCTCAATCTCTCCCAATTCTTTCCAAGTTAGCCCTCGGAACTCTTGATCCCAAACGCGCTTCAATGCCACGCGCTGGCGAAGAGAGGTGGTTCCGTTTGCGTCGTCAATGAAAGCGCGATCTCGGCTGGCTTCTGATCCTCTCCAGCCCGAACTCCCTGCATAGGGGAGTAATGGCAACTGGTCGTTCAAGAGATTTCCTGAACTCGCGCCAAGAAAACATCTTTGAGCGTTGTGCCATTTACAGGCGCTTCAAGCAGGTCGCGCTTTGCGTAATCTGCATAAATAGAACGCAACTCGTCTTTACTTGTTGAGATTTTGACGGTTTCCATAATCGCCGTAATGTCGGCAATCTCTAAGTCATTGTAAACGCGCGCTGGCTTAGCTGGAGTCGCTGGCTTTCGAGGCTCGCTCTGATAGCGCTGAACTTTTTCCATTTCCTGAGCGCTTGGGCGCGCTCCAACTGGAGCGTCTAAGCAAAGAACCGAGTTGCTTATGGCGCGGCCAATCGCGGAAGTTTCTCCATTTTCAAGGGCTGAAGTTCTGTTTACAGGAGAAGCGCCAACGATTTCTTCAGCGTATCCAGTTGCTACTGGGCTGAGATCCTCAGTTGAGAGATAAACCTCTGCCTTGATTATGAAGCGTCGCTCGTCGTGGAAAACAAGATCCGTGAGAACTCTTGCTTCCGGGAACTTTGTGTATAAACGGCGTAATCTCAGCTCCACCGTTTCGTAATTTTCAAGATCAAACTTTCCTGCCATTGCCTTACCTTTCTGTTGGGGCGACCTAGTGGGCACCTGTTGGGGAGAACAATAGCCCTCAGATTATCTTTTGCCCAGCATTTCAAGGTTAATTGTCGCCAGCGCGCCTTGGCGTGAGAGGATAGGGCTATGACCACACTTGCAGGATTTCAGGGAAACGGCTTCGCCATAATTGGCGCAGATTCGCGCGCAACAGACGATTCTGGAGCTATGTTTATCCTCAGCAATCCGAAGGTTATTTGGGACGACCAGCGCGATTACTTGTTTGCAATCACTGGCGCAACAAGAGGCGGAAATCTGATCCAACAGGGGTGGATTCCTCCTCAGCCTCCAGAGTTCCTTGACATTTCTAAACTTGACCAATTTATGACGCAAGTATTTATCCCTCAGCTTCGCGACCATTTTATTGACTCCGGCTTTGACGCAAAATGGGAAGGCGAATCTGCTTGGAACGATTCTGCTTTTCTAGTTGCGGTGCAGGGAGTTATTTATCCCGTCCACAATGACTATGGGTGGGACAGAGATCGCCGAGGCGTTTATGTATTTGGAAGCGGTGGCGACATAACCCTTGGCTCAATGCTTGCGCAAGGTATAAAAGAATGCGCAGACGATCCAAAGCGAGCGAAACAAATAATCAAAAAGGCAATCGAACACGCGTGCGAATACAACGCCTATTGCTCACCGCCTGTGGTTATTGAGATTCAGTATTTCGATTAGAAGCGTCAAGGACAAGGCGCGCAAAATGAATCCGAGCCTGTTCCCATAAAAGCTTGTGAGTCCAAGACATAGGCTCAGGAACTTCAGCGTTGAGGATTGCTTCGTAGATTGAGTCGCGTTGCTCAACCAAATGTATTTCAAGAGTTTTTTCCATTTAATCCAACCAAACTTTGTAACCAGCGGTAACTCGACCCTTTTCTGGATCTACAAAGTGAAGGCGCTGAGAAGGGATTGCAGCTGAGGCAAGAAGAACTCCTGCGTAGCGGTTATCCGATTCCGTAGAGCCTGTCTGATAAATAGATCCCAAGCCGTTAGCCATACTCCACTCGGCGTGAGTATGGTAATGCCCTATGTAAACGTCGCGAAATTCCCAAGGATAGGAGCCAGATCTCCACTTGTTTGCGTGTTGAACAATTGCTCCGGGAGAAGCGAATCCATTTCTGCCAACTTCGTCGCCGTGAATAAGGAGCGCGCGGTAATTGCCAATCTCTACGCGCTGAATGTCTTCAGGGCATTCTTGCCAAGTAAGGCGCTTCTCTCCTGCGAGGAGCTGGCGCGCTAATTCGTAGCACATTCGGTCAAAGTTATCTGAGCGAGGCACATTGTCGCGTTTGGATCCGATTCGCCCGTGGTTGCCCCATTCTGGAACAACCTTGACGCGCTTGTAATTAGCCAGAGCTACGCGCACAACATCAACGCAAAGGCGAGAAACATTGACGTATTGCTCAAATAAAGTTGCGTCAATCTCGAAGGCTTGCCCGGGGAAATTGAAAAGCCCCTCGATCATGTCGCCGCCGAACATAATAACGCACTCATCTACAGGGTGATCTGCTCGCTGGATTTCTGTAATGTGGATTGCTTTGTCTGCAAACTCTAAGACTCTGCGGCGCATAATCTCGGAGTCATAGCTTGTGGTTCGTTTGGCTCCTTGCCAATCGGTCATGTGCCAGAGAGCAACTTCGGCTTTCTTGCGAGTGTTTGTAATCTTTGGTTCTGGAACTGGGTCGATCTTGCCGTAAGAAAGAGTTGCGTCGTATGCGGCTTGGTGAGTTGCTGCAACAAGATCATCTACCTTCTGCTTTGTTTCCATTAACTTTTTTTGCGTCCGCATAAGAGCGCGTCGCAGTTCAGTTACGTCAGAAGATTCAACTCCCTCTGGCAGATCTTCGAGCTTATTTTTAAGGCTCATCAGTAATTACAATCTCTCGTCCGTGGATTGTATAGCCAAGTTTGTCCTGCCAAGAATCTTCGTGCGCCGGGTTAGCCACGCAACGCACAGATTTATAGGCGTCAAGCATTAGAGCAACTTTCCAAGCTGGAATGTCCTCGCTTCCTAGAAGCGCTCCCCAGATTCGCCCTGTGATTGCGAAGTTCTTTTTTGCGTCGCCGTAAATTGTTTGGCGCTCTTCAAGTATGCCGTTTAATTTTGCGTCTTTGGACAAGGGCAAGCTCCAATCCTATGTCGGCGAATAGCCTCATTACTGCTTCTTATGCCCTCAGCGCGGAGCGCCATAAGAACAACGTTTGCAGAAAATCCTTTTGCCCACGCTTCGTCTAAGGCTTTGCGATCTTCAGGTTTTAGAGAGTCATACATCACTTGATAAGCGCAGTAATTTTCTTTGCGCGTTCTGTCCATACTTTTAAGTTGATCCGCTAGTGCCATTGTTTGAGCCTCCTTGCACGAATTGTAACAATCATTTCGTGAAGTGCCTAGTTAAGAAATGCAGAAGCCTTCTAACCGCTTCCCCGTCAGTTAGAAGGCTTCTCGCTATTAAGTTGTAAGGCTACTTGGCAGCCTTTTTTGCTACCGCTTTCTTCACAGAAGGTTTCGCAAGCTTTGTAAGCTCAATGGTCAGAAGGTCAGCTCCAATACCAAACGCTGGATCCTTTGGGTTGATTGCGCGAATAGCTGGGCCGACAACCGCTGCTGCTCCAGCAATGAGGAGCGCTTTCGCGTCGTGATTGCCAGTTGCATAGACGGCAATGACCGCTGCAATAAAAGTGCGTCCATAAGACGCGAGGATTGCTTTGTGCTTTGCATTCATTTACTTATCCTTTGGTCGGGCGACTGCCATAATAGTAGCGTAAGAGCGCTTCTTCAGATAAAAACCGTCGCCGTTTGATTGGCTTCCCTTTTTATCCGCTGAGGTATTTCCTTCGTAGCACATTAAGAACTTCAGGGTTTTATTGTGGCCCTTAACAATCCCAACGTGATCCGCTTGCGCGTCCTCATCAAATTGAAAAAATACAATGTCGCCGGCTTTGGCTTGACCCAGCGGAACAATTTGGTTGTTCTTTGTGAGGTATTTGAGCCAAGCGTCGCAACTAGCAAACCCTTTTTTTGTATTAGCAACGGAAGAGATTGCTCCAGCGTCGAAATACATTTTTGACGCGCTCATAGCGCACCAAGGTTGATTGTTAAGTCCGTACCATTTTCCAAATTTTGTGTCGTTGTTTCCTGTTTCTTGATAGCCTAAGTCAGCCTCACATAGCGCCAAGAGTTTTGTTACGTCAATCATTTTTCTTCCTTCCCTGCCTCTTCTAGTGGTGGTTTTGGTTTAGATTTTAACCCGTTTGCGCTGAGAATGCCCGCGAGCGTTCCAGTCAAAAATACGCACAGCGTAGAAACCAGATCTATAAACGCAGCGTCATTTGGAGCTTGTGCCATAGGCTGAGTAATGAAAAGAAGAGCGTAGAGCAAGCTGAATACTGAGCCAGCAAAAACAATCGCGAGAATTACTCCGATTGTAACAATTAAGCGAGCGTGAAGTTCTTCAGGGCTGAACCTTCTTCTAGCCATTTGTTTCGACCTCCGGTAATAAGTCTTTGGTGCACTGCCCGATTGCCTCACATTGCGGAGGCTGGCACTCAGGCTTTTTCCAATTTTCATACTCTTGACAGGGATAGCGTACCCACCCCTGATAACCGCAACCTGAAAGTAAAAGGGTTAATACTGTGCCTCCAACTATTAACTTACGCACTCTTAGCTTTTATCACGGCAAGATCCGTAATAACCGTTTGTTGATTTTTGTAAACCTCTTTAAGTTGAGCCTCCATACCGCGCCCTTCATTAAACAGGGCATACTCTATACGCGAAAGTTTTGTATCCTGAGCCGTCAATCTTTGGTCTATTCTGCGCCAAACTCTGAAGCTTGCAGCTGGAAGGATCACAAGAATAGAAATCAACTGCGCAAGAGTCAGGGCGGTATCAAGATTCATTAACGTTCTTTCAGATTATGTAAGAGTTACAATACGAATAGTACCAGTGCTATCTTGAAATTTCAGTTGGCTAGAAGTCGAGTTGTACCACATGTCGCCATTGCGAGGTGCAGTTGGATCTGTTGCAACAATAGGAACAGTAAATCTTTGCGCAGTTTCAAGCTTGCGCAAGCGAGAAAAAACATCATCAAAAAAAGCCTTGAAGTCAAACGGTTGATTTATGTATCCCATTAGTAGGTTCCAGTCGTTAAAGTCAAAGTGATTCGCTCTGGCCCGTCTTCACCCGGAGTTACGCTAAGAGCAACAAGGCGATAGATTGCGTCAAGGGTTGTTGGAAATCTATTGTCTGTAATTACAACGCGGATTTCATCACCAATTACATAGGTTCCGTATTCTGGATTCTGCGAAGGTGGAGCTACGACGCGCAAAGTTGTTGGAGGATAAGAGGTCGCCGTAATTTGACCATTCGCTAATCCTGTGAGCATTGTTGCGTCCGTAATGTCTGAGTAATTAGCCTCTTGCTCTAGCAAAGGCCAGCCCTCGGAAAGCTTGGTCGAATCTGCAACTGTGGAGATCAGCTTCCCCTCATTGCTACCAGCTCCAAGGGCGTAAATAGTATTTGCAGCGATTGAAGCGTCTTCTGGGTATTGGTATTCAACAATGTTTCCGGCTGGGAATTGAAAAACTGGAGCCGTCAAGCTGGTTGGGGAGTAGGTTGTTCCAGATTTAGGGTAGGAGAGAACCAATCTTTTTGTTGGATTTCCTCCTCCGTCGTAGGCAACTTGAATGTTAAAGTCAAAGCCGTTGAGTTGCTTTGAGAGATCCTGAAGCGCGGAGTAAACATTCTTTAACTCATACCCGTAATAAGTTCTGCTCACAAGAACGCCAGAAGTTGCAGGGCTAACCGAAACTCCTATGTCGCCAGAGGGAGCTGCTTGCGCATTTTCTACTAGAAGGTTGGCAATAACGAGCTGGTCTTCATTTGTATAAACTAAAGTGTTTGCAATCTTGCGACGCTCAAAATAAGACTCAAACTCGCGCGCTTGAAAAGTTAAAGTTTGAGCCGTTGAATTGTATTCTCGGTTCCAGATTACTCCGCCCCAAACAAGAACGCCGTTGCGATCTACATAAATGGCGGTGCGACCCGGAATTGTGCCAGCGGAAACGTTAAGATTTTCAGCATTTACGCCGGAGAGTAATAAATGTCCAGAAAAAGTTCCTGCACTATTTAATTGTTGCGTGAAATTAACGCCCGTGATTGGTAGCTCTGCAAGAATCGCGTTAGTCAAAAGATCAGCAAAAAGATAACGGTATGAGGTAGCCATTCCGTTAAGATTCTACTGGGTGCTCGAAAGTATCTGCAAGAGGATTGTAAATCATTCCAGCGGACGCGAATCTTCCACGGATAGAACCGTTGTAAGAAGTTTGAACCCAATTTCCGCCAAAAGTATCTTTGCAAAATTGCGCACCGATAGCTTCTTGTTCAACTTCATTTTCGTCAAGTAAAACTGCGTTAGCAATAACTATTACTTGTTCAACAATGTTTTGTTCACTTATTTTTGCAAAATGTGCCATCTCATTACCCCGTTACTATAACTATAACGCCCGAACCGCCAGAGCCACCATTACCATTTGAGCCAGTATAGTAACCTGCTCCTCCACCGCCACCTGTATTAGCGCTACCGCTTGATCCATTGCTACCAGAAGCTCCTCCGCCTCCAACTCCTCCGGCAGCAATAGAGCCGTTTGACGTTCCTGCTCCGCCTCCGCCAAAGTTTGTTGCGACCCCCGTAATTGAAATTGAGCGACCAGCTCCTCCAGCATAAGCTCCGCCAGAACCGCTTACTCCAACTGCAGCAGTTCCTCCTCCTCCTGAAGCATTTCCAGTACCTCCGTTAAATCCTTGCGCACCGCCAAGCATTGCAGTTCCGCCATTTCCTGCACCGCAACCACCTTTTTGACCAGTTGCGCCAAGTGTGGACATACAACCGCCACCAATAGCGACAAGATTTCCGACGGCAGAAGCGTCTCCTACATAAGCAGGTTGTGGAGAGCCAGAGCCACCAGATCCAGAACCACCAGCTCCGATTGTTACTGTAAGAGTTCCAGCAGGTAAAAGAGCAGCGGTATCGTAAATCATTCCGCCAGCGCCAGCGCCTTGTTGAGCAGCACCCGGAACTCCTCCTCCGCCACCGACGATCATAATTTCAGCGGTTCCAGCAGCTCCTACCGTGATTGAACCTGAGCCGTTAAATCTATAAATTGTTTTACCGGGGCGCGTGGTGGTATCAACACTTGGCGATCCAGTAGTACCAGTTATGGTTGCTTTTCCAATTCCCCCACCGCCAAAAGCAAAACCAGTTAGAAGAGGACTCATGCGAATTTCACCGCGCCTCCTGCTAGGACTGTGTAGGTTGGCGTTGCTGCCGTTTTGATAATTGTAAAAGTGTATGCGTCAATCGAGCTTGCATTTCCAGCGCTGGGCGCAGTTCCTCCAGACCATTTTGGAGTCACCGCAGATCCGTCAATCTGAAAAGCATTAGCGTAGTAAGCAGTTCCTCCGTTGGTATTAAGGAATACCGCAGAAATAGAATCTCCAACTGCAAGAATTGAGCTGAGCGTTGCTCCTGAGCTTCCTCTAAAATTAAGAGTGAAGTTAGCGCTGGCATTTGTTGTGTAATAAAGAACGCCCTGAGTCAATAAATCAAAGTTAATTGTTCCTGTTGCTGCCGTTGCTGATACTGTGTTTCTTTCTTCTGGCGCAATCAAAGTTTTGTTTGAAAGATTCTGAGTGCCAGTTAAAGTAGCAACTGTGGAATCTATGGCAACCACAGGGATTGGGCCTGTTCCACTTGTTACTGTAATTCCTGTGCTGCCTTGAACTTCAGTTATGTCGCCAACAGGTAAGTTGGTTGTTACATTCACTCTTGTATCAGTAATGTTCGCAGTCAAAATTGAAGTCGCTCCGGCTGCAACTGCGATTGTTGCCAAAGAGATCGAGTTGGCTGGAGTTGCTGGCGCTACTGGTGAGGCAGCAGCAGTTCCAGTAACAACGTTGATTGAAACCTCATTGAGCAATCCTGAGTAATAAGCGTCTGAAACTGTAATACAAACTCGGTCAATTCTAGGGTTGGAAGGATTGGCAGTTGCAATTGTCGCAATAGCAGAAGCGTCATTGTAGAATTGGTAAACGCCCATGTTGGATTGTGTTGTTCCAACGATTGCGCCCCAACCTGAAGCGACCAAAACGGACATACCGGTTGGCGAATTTTGAGTAACCGCAAGAGAAGACGAACCAATGATTCCAGTTGTTGCGATAATTCCTTGCATAGTCAGGCGATCGTTCTCCGCTGGGTGCGAAGCATTCTGAAGCCAGCTCGGTGGTGTGCGTAATGCCATTTCTTCTCCTTAAATGTACGCCGACCGCCATTGTACCGTGGCAGCAGTAACTCCTGCCAATGTACTAGCTCCGGTCAGGTAAAATTGGTTTGCTCCCGGTGCTGCACCGAACCAAGTTGAGGTTCCAGTAACAAGATTGCGAGCAGCAACCCCATTTACTGTAACGTATTTTGAGTCCAAATCTACATAAATTATGTCCGTGTTTGAATAGCTTCCGGTGATAGTAATGTAATCGCCAGTTGTTGAATTGCCAAGAGTTGGGTTCAAGATTGGGCCGTTCAATGTGATTGTTGGATAAGTGGTAGCCCAGCCATTGTTTTCGATTGTGGTTGTAGCTCCAGTAGATCCAAAGCCATAAACAAGGTTATAGGTTCGGTCATAAGTTCTGCCAAGGGCATTTGAAACCGCAAGAGAAGCGGTCTGCAAAGTATCGTCATAAAAGCGAGGATCTGGGCAGAAGAATGTGTATTGGCTTCTAATGTAGCCGTATGTGTAATCCGGATCAACCAGAGTTCGATTCGCTCTTACGCGAGCATTGACTCTCTGTAATCCATTAGCAAGAGAGAGTTGAAACTGCAAAATTGTTGTGCCTGTTGTTTGAGGCAGGAGCGCTCTCTGGAGCAGATTGTAATTCGCCTGTGCGCTCAATCCATTACCGCCAACAGTCAAAATTGTGGCCGTTATTTCGCGCCCTGAGAGGAAATCATTTCCTGTGAACATTCCGTCGGCATAGCCTCGGTTGTCATCTTGGTTGCGGATAGAGGGCAGGGATTCAAGGCCACTCAAGTCAAGAATCTGGTGAACCGAATTGCCTCCGCCAAAAACATAGCCGTCAAAGGCGAAGGAATACTGAGCTAGGTTGGATACTGTTGGCATTACATTGTTACCATTCTGCCACCGCCACCGCGCGCTGCCCTTGCGGCGTAAGATTGCTCGAAGAATTGCGCGGTTGTTAAACTTTGAGTCGATCCAAAGCGCATTGCGTCAGCAACGGCGTTTGCGCTTGCTTGCGGATCTGCAAGGTTTGTGCCATTGACCGTTGTATTGTTGTTAATTACAAGGTCGCCCGTGGACATAGCAGCCAAGCCGAGGTTCTGAGTTCCAGCCAAAATTGGAGCAGCTGAGGATCCAGCAAGAGCGCCAGCAGCAGCCTTCGCTCCAGCCAGCTCCTTAATCTGAAGGGCAGTCTTTCGCAGCTCCTCTTGCAATTTTGCAAGCTTCTCTCTTGTGTCCTTTTCAAGCGCGTCAATCGCTTCGTTGTAAGCGCTTTGAGCCTCAAAGAGAGCGTCTTGGAGTTCATTTTGATTCTTGGTCAAGGCGTCAGCTAATTCTTGGGAGTTTCTAACAAGCGCTTTGTCTAGATCCTCGCCAATTTTGACGTATTCATTCAGAAGCTCTTCAGTCGCAAAGCTTGTTGAGGTGCTCATTTGTTCGGCAAGCTTATCCAGCCCATGCTTGCTTACATCCTGCAAGCCAGCGTAAAGCTCTTGTAATTGACCCTTGGTTTCTGGCGTTGCGTTAAGCAAAGCGTCAGCCATAGAGCCACCCAGCTCTGGGCCTTGGGAGATAACCTCTTGAATAAATGTCTGAGAAAAACCTGCGCTTGCCAAGGCTCCGGCTTGCTCTTGGAGCTTCTTAACGGCAGCAAACTTTTCTTTCATTTTCTGAAGCAAGCCAGCGCCACTCTTGTCGCTATCTTCAAACATTTTTGAGAGGTCAAACTTTGCGCCTTGCTCGAATGCGTTGCGCAATAAATCTCTACCCTTTTGGATTACTGCCAAGCGGTCTTGATCTGCTTTTGCGTTTAATTCAAGCGCTTTGTTAGCGTAATCTTTCTCAATAGCAAGTTTCTTTTTCTCGTATTCTTCGTTGAGTTCAACAACTCTTTCGTTGAAAGCCTCTTCCATTTTGAAACTCTTACTCTGAGCCTCAGCAATAACTTTGTCCATTTCGGCGTAATTCTTTTTAACGTCTGCGTTAAGTTTGCTGAGAGCCTTCTTCTTTTCGGCTGCACTTTTTTTAGCTGCTTCAATTTGTTCAGCAGTAAGTCCCGGAGTATGGAGTTCTCCTTCTACTTCTCCAGCTGGGGGTTTGTCTGATCCGCCAAAGCCCGGTATCTTGATTTTTTTGTTGGCAATCCCGTCGAGAGTGCCTTTGAAACTTTCTACTTTGCTGGCAGCTGATTCTGCAAAGTCGCCAACTTTTTCAATTCCTGAGTTGATAAAGTCCAGTCCTTGTTGCGCATACTTTCCAACACCCGGAAGTTTAGACATAATGGTCAGCCACATTTTTAATGGCCCAGTGACCACTTTGAGAATAATTTCAATCATTTGACCCCAAGCGCGGATCATAAAAGCAACATAAGTAATTACGCCTTTAGCAATAGTCACAATTACCTTGCGGAAAGTTTCAGAATGATTCCAAGCAATGACAAACCCAGCTGCTAGAAGAGCAATCGCTGCGACAATTAAACCAATCGGGTTTGCGTACATTGCAGCGTTAAGTTTCAGCATAGAAGCAGCAAGTCCATTTGTTGAAGCAATAGAAGCAAGCTGCCCACCCTTCATAAGCACTTGAGCAACCGCGTAAGCAGCCTGAACTGTTTTGCTAATTGCAAGTATCGCGTTATACGCTTTCATTGCGACAATTCCAGTAATAACAACCGCAGTAAAAGCTGCCAACGCCTCTTTGTTTTTGTTAAGAAAATTAAATACAGGAGCAAGATACTTGCTCCAGAAATCTCCAAAAGCTTTACCGATTGTAAGAAGAATTGGCTGAAGTTTTGTGACAAGATCGCGCCCAAAATCTGCAACTTTATCTTTGGCGCGAGCGATAGCTCCTGCAAAAGTATCTCCGGCTGCTGCTGCTGCTCCGCCGAACTCGACATTCATTTCAGCAAGAATGACTTTCTGCGCGCCCATAACGTCGCCGGCAGCCATAAGGCTTTGGATTTGATCCTTCTGGGCTTGAGTAAAGACAACGCCTACGCGCGTGAGAGCAGTAATTCCCTTGATTGGATCGTTAAGAGCTTTACCAAGCTGAACAGTTGCTCCCTGTAAATCTCCTCCCATTTTGACCGAGAGATCCAAAGCAGCAGCCGAGGCTTGATTGAAAATGTCGTTGTTCTCTCCTGCAATGTTGCGAATGTTGGTAAATGTTTGAAAGACTGCCTGTGATTGCATAATCAGGTTTTCATCTACGCCAGAAAGGTATTCAAGGGCGCTTGCTTGTTCTTTTAATCCTTCAACGCTCAATCCGGCAGCATTTCCTGTGGATTCAATACCTGCGCGAAGCTGCGCGGTTGCTTTTTCGTATTGCTGAGCGTCTGCGATTGCGCCTTGAAGGCCAGACTTCAAGAGATTCAATCCCTGAGTCATTACATTTCCAGCAAAAACACCCACCGCTGCTGCCTTAAAATTAGACAGAAAACTTGTTTGTTTCTTAACAGTGCTACCAAAGTCGTCAAACTTAGAGTTCAGCTGCTGCATTTGATTTTTTATGTTCGCGGTTTCGAGTTGTAATTCGACCAGAACTGGAGGGATTGTGCTTGCCACTTTTATCCCTTCATAAGACGCGCGAAATTAACTGTAAAAATGCGGTTGAGATTCCCACTTTTTACCATGTATGCAGTTGCCGTACTGAGAAAAGGATACCGCACACCAGACTTCCAGCGTGGGCTACCTAATTCAACCGCGCGTGCGTATGCAACGCTTGGCCCAACAGTTGCAACATAAGATCCGAAACCGTATCTAACTTCTGTTGAAATTGAGCGTTGCAGAGTTCCCGTAACTTTGTTTGGGCCGGGGCCTGTGCCGGGAGTATGCCCTTGCCCTCTTGGGTGAGTTCCAGTATTAGCGTTCAGCTTTGCTTGGCGCTCTAATCCGAGAGCAGCTTGCGTCAGAGCTAGTTGCCCAGCTTGCTCGATTTGTTGCTCAAAAGCAGACAGACCAGCGAGGACTTGCGATAGATTCTTTACAATAATCGCAGCCATTACCCACCAGCCTGTTCTGCCTTCTCCGCTTTAACTTCTTCTACCGCTCCACTTATTGCCAAGAGCCAATCTGCGTGAATCGCCGAAATGTTATCCACTTGGTCAGGTGTCCAACCGAAGCGATCTGCAAACTGCCAGTAATAAAAGCTTTCATCTGGATACTCAAAGTCTGAGAGTCGCTCACCGCCTTTGAGCCACCACTTTAATCTTTCAAGCTGGCGGTATCCGCTTTTGGGTTCTTCTCATTTTCGACTGTCTTGCTGAGGCTAGGGAAGAGCTTTGATTGCGCCTCCTGCGTTGCTTCAACGAGAGCGTCGTAGTCTGGGATTTCAAGCTCGTCAAGAGATTCCAGCTTGATTGAAGGAGGAACAAGGTCAAATGACCAAGATTCAACAAGCATTGCAATAAGCGCGTCGCCTAGAACGAGAGCCTTAGAAAGCTCGCCTTCTGCGCTATCGCTTGCCTTGATCACATTTTTACGGTCTTTGACGCGCAAGAGTGAAGGATCTTTGAGAACTACGGTTGCTCCTGAAGGGAGCTTTACTTCTTTAGACATTGTGTGCCTTTCCTGTTGGGTTGCCTTCCCTTTATCTTAACAAATCAAGGGCAAGTGGGTAGGGAAATCGGGAAGGCGTTCGATTTCAACCTACCCACCTGCTTGAAGATTACTGGTAAGTGCCAGAAGCCTTCGCGTTCTTCAGAACCCACTTGATTGGTGAGTATCCTGCGGTTGCACCTGCGTCTGTTGTATTCGCTTGGCCGTTAATGTCCACGGAAATCTTTACAAAGTCAGAACCGCGGTCGCTTGCTGCTGCGACGTAAGCACCCTTTGTGAGAGTAGCTTGAATCTGAACCGCGGTTGCACCTGCGCCATAAGCCCAGTTGAGAATGATTGCTGGCTGAGTATTTGTAAGGAAACGAGTGAGTTCTGTGTTGTCTTCCATAAGAAACTCAAGCTTTCCTGTTACTTCAAGAGGCCCAACAAAAACATTGTAAGGATTTTGAGTCTGGCTGATTCCATAAATAGGAGTTACCGGACGCTTCATTGCGATTTCACCACTCATTGAGTTAGTGATAGAAGTTCCGCCGATAGAAACTGTTCCTTGCCATACTGGAGTAGGGAGAACGGTTGAGAAGCTTGGAGTTGGAGTTGCTGCTGAAGCAGATCCCCAGCCAGTTCCCTTTGCGTCGTATTCAAGCATTCCGTCAGCATTAAATTTCAATGTGAAATCGTGAATCTGAACGCCAGAGTATGTGCGAACCGCTGCTGAGTAGAAATCTGTGAATGTATAAGAAACAGGCTGTGTATCTGCTGCTGCAACTCCTGAATTTTCAAGCGAAATTGTATGAGTATAAGGAGCAGAAGCGCCTACTGTTGCAACATCTCCAAGGAGGCCAGCAATTCCATAACCAACGGTATCTGCAAAGACAGATCCGCCGAAGTCAATGGTTGAGCGAGTGCGACCCGGAATGTAGTTGTAGCTCTTTACGTTAGAACCACGAAGTCCTTCGTCGTAGAGTGGGTCAATAATGTCAACGGCCTTTAAGCTTGAAGCCATTACTGGAATAAAATCTGTTGGAGTTACTGGAGTGCCTTTTGTTACTTCCTTGGCTACGCCTAAGTAACTTCTGACGGACGCTTGTACTGACATTACTTCACCTCTTCTGCGGTTGAGTCAGACGAGGCTGACGGTTCAATAATTGCTGGGGTTTCTTTTACTGGTGTGATTTTAACAGAATCGTCAAAAGACTTTCCTGCTTCGAGAATAACGCCAAGCGTAGGATACTCGCGCGCGTCGCTTCCCTCGTTAGTGATTTTCATTCTTGCTCCTATGCTTGGATCATCTCTGTTACGTCGAATTGTATCTCAGCGAAGGTTTCCGTTGCAGGGCTTCCCTCGACTGAAGCTGGCTCTCCGTATGTGCAGTTGATTTCTGGTTCGGCACCTTGCCAAACTAGAGTTCCTGTTGCGTCGCCGAAATTATGGTCGGCGCGTAATCTGGTTTTGATTGCGTCAATGAGAGTGTCAAACTCAACCATTGCGTCTTGTGAATTGCGAACAAGTGAGTGCTGATAGACCTGAAGAATGATTGAGTAATCTACGCGCTTCCACCCGTTAGTTGCTCCTCCGATAGCCAAGCGCTTTTCGCGCTCGCTCTGAATGAAGATTACTACGGCAGCACGAGAGAGCTGACCCGGCTGGGAATTGACTTGAAAATCTATGCGCTTGGGAAAGCTGGTGAAGATTTGGTTGAGATTTGTAATGTTTCCTGCCAAGAGATAGTTGTAAAGCGTCGCGCGTACGCCTGTGCGCCCTGCCATTAGCGAATCCGCTTGTATAGGTCAAGCATTCTCAGCGCCAGCTCAATCTCTGAGCCATAGAGCGCGCCTCCTGAAATGTTGCCCGTAGGCTGGGTTGTAATGCTCATAGTCAAGGAGCGATCTCCTCGAACCTTCAGAAATGCCGTTGTAATCAAGATACAGGCTTCTTTGATTGTCTGGGGTAGATTGCTTATCCCAACGCCAGAAGCGTGCGTATAGGTCAGCGCAGAGGTCAAGGGAACCGTTGTAGATCCGTAGGTATAGCTGCTGGAAACAGTTACTCGCTCGCTGCTTGCTCCGTCATAGATTCTGAGCTTCATTCCGGCAACAATTCCGTCGGCAGATTGGACGGTGAGAGAGCTTGCTGCTGCGGTTGCGCTTGCAATTAGGTTGTTTGCATAGCCAGAGGTGTATTCATAGCGCGTGTAAATCTGCTGGCGTGGAGCGCCATAAGGTCCGAAAGCCAGAGGGCCTTGGCTGGAATAGGTCGTCGCCATGTTAGCCAGAGGAATAACTACCTGCTGGCTCTCAAACCAAGCCTTCGAGGGATCTGGGAGGGCAACCAAATTGTTAGGGTCAGCTCCATAAGAGAAGCTCTGAAGAGAAATGATTGGGCTGTTGTTGGGGTGAAGGGCGATTGTTCCTTGGCCTGTAATCCGAACGCGCTGGGTTTCTGTTTGAGTTGAAGCGTTGAGATTTTGATTCAGATACTCGTCCATAAATGAAGAGGCGCGCAGGATTGCATTCGCTAGTTCTGCGTCTTGCGCTTGGGCATTGCCTCCAACGACAAGATTGTCAAAGTCAATGGAAGTCGGAGCGTTTTTGTATTCGGCGACAGTAATGTAAGGATTCTCGCTGAACGCGCTTTGCGGTGTTATACCTGTCGCCATAGCTTAGTCTCCGTCTTTGTTTATTTCCGAGCTGCTTTCATGACCGCAACGGCCACATTTTTTAAACCAGCTACCGAATCCGCATTCGTTACAAGTGTAACCGAGGTTGTGATTTGTTGTCGCTCCCATTAGAGAAGCCTCAAAGAATCCCTCTGCCTTCATTGCTCGCGCGTCGTTATCGCTGACGGTATAAACCCCTGAGCGATTTGGCTTGTAGCTTCTGTTTCCGATTGTGGTTTCAGCTACTCGCTTATCCGGTGCGACCATTCTCTTCGCCATGCTTGCCTCCTAATTTTAGAGTGAGCCTTTTAGCGACTTGCTCAGGTCGTGCCTTATCTCTAGGAGATAAAGAGGGTTACTTATGCGCTTGTGATTCCTGAAACTGCGCCGTTCCATGCTGGAGCGGTGCAGAAGAATGTTCCGCGGAAGTATGTTGAGAACTCATACGCGAACTGAGTTACTGGCCATTGAATGCCCATGTAATCTTGAACGAGGAAGTTGCTCCATACATCGGAAACCTCTGTATCTGGAATTGGAAGTGTGAAGGAGAGAACTGGAGATACGCCCTGTGGAAGCCAAGGGTGAACTTCAAGATCTACTGCCTTACCTGTAACTTCATTCTGAAGACCGGTAACGATTGAGCCATAAGTGGTTCCACTTGTGCCCGGGTCGTTAATAGTTAAACGATAGTTAGCATTTGAGCCAGACTTGATTGCGTCTGAGAGCTGCTTGCGGTCATTACCGTTAAGGAGAACCAAATCTGGATCTGCCTTGACTGAATCATAAAGACGCGCAAACACTGTCTGGAATTCCGCACCCGGATTAGAGGTTGAGAATGTGGAGTTGATTGCGTTGTTAAATCCTGAGTTTGCACCAAGAACTGTTGGAAGGATTCCGTCGTAACCTGTTGCATAAGCAGAAGTATCTGCGCTTGCACGAGAAGCTGCTGCACCTGTTGTGGTGAGAGCTGCGTTGTTACCAGTTAGGCCCTGAGTTCCTGCACCCTGAATTGTGAAGGTACCTGTTCCGCGAAGCGTTCCCTGATACTTGAGGTTTGCTGCACCTGTTGCAGTTCCAACATAAATGTTGTAACCAAGAGCGCCAGCAACCGCAGTTGAAACTGTAACTGTAAGAACGTCGCCAGAAGCAACAACAGTATTCGCTTCAGTTCCGAGGATTGACTCACCGAAACCTGTTGTTGAAATACCAGCGTCAGCAGTTACGTTAACGTAGTAAGTGTTTGCTGCGATTGCAACCTGTGATCCTGAAGCAACTGGAGAAGCAAGTGCGAATGTTGGTGCTGAAAGCGCTCCTGAATAACCTGAAGCAGTTCCGCGTGCCATAAGCATCATGCGCTCTTCCATAAGCATTGTTGCGTATAGAGTAGAAGTAGATGAAAGCTGACGGAGATCCTGATACCCAAGGCCAGAGAAGTTAGCGTCGAAGCTTACTGAATCTGAAAGTGAGTATGAGTTGTAAGGTAGAACTAGATCATCAGCTGCGTAAGAAATTAACTTACCGCGCTCGTAGTTGATTGAACCGAACGCTTGAGTTGAAGTTTCTGTGATACCCGGCCAAGTCTGTCCGACTCCGCCTGTACCTGTACCTGTGTATCCAAGAATTCTCTTGACGCGGTGTGAAGTACCAACGCCCTTCTTGCGCGGAATGCGGTTACGAAGTGGAGTTGGTCGTGGTGTGAGCAGCTTTGCAGGTGCTTCGAGATCGAAGGCTGCGAAAGAGGTGCTCAATGGAGAGGTGAGAGTAATGTCTTTCTGAATCTCCTGCATTGCTAGACGCTGAGAAGCGAGAGCATTGTTGAGACCAGCGAGAGCGTCTGGAGCGAGCGACTTGCTTGCTGCCAGTGCTTCAAGTTGAGCAGTTGGATCTACGGCTGGCGCTTGACCCGGAACAGAAGAAGAGTTTGAAAGTGACTTACCGAGGACTTCGGTAAACTCTTCCATTTTCTGAGCTGCTTCGAGTGGGCTTGCGTCGCCGAAGAGATCCTTTGCGCGTGGCATTTCCGCCATGAGTTTAGTTCCTTTCGGGTTAGTTGTTTTTAGTAATTGCGTCTGCTTCGGTGAAGTATTTCTCCGCCAAAAGTTTGTAACCCTTCATAAGATCAGGGTCAGTTGACGCGTCTGCTTTAGCCTTGTAGGTGGCTGCCTTTACTAGAAGATCATTTGTTGAATGATCGACTGGTTTGATAGTCCTTTTCGGACCACCGGCGACCGCGAGTGACTTTGCAACTGCTAACTCCGATTCCAAACCTACCGCCTTACTAACTGCTGCCTCTTTTGCATTAGCTAGTTGGGCGATCTCTGACTTTAGAGATTCGGTAGCGCTCTTGATTGCTTTCTCAACGATTGCTTCAATTTCTTCTGCGAGATTTTCACCCTCAGAAACTTTTTCTTCTTCGGCTGCTGGAGCCTCTTCTGTTGCAGGAGTTTCTTCTGCTGGCGTAGCTTCTTCAGCTGGAGCAGCCTCTTCTGCCTCTGGCAATTCTTGATCCTTTAGCTCAGAAACAACCTCTGTTGGCTCTGCGCTCTTGGGAGTTTCTTCAGGAGAAACAATGTCCGCGGTGGTAACGTCTGATCGGCCGTGAGATTCTTCTGGCAGACCGCAACCGCATTCTAAGCACTTGTGAGTTTCGGCAGATTTGTGTCCTTCTTTAGCTGAGGTGTATTTTGAGTAGCATTCTTTTGCAAACTCTTCGTCCATTCCAGCCTCTTTGCAGCGCGCCTTGAATGCGTCAAAAGTTTCACCCTTGTTTGGTTTCATTTCTTTCATGTGGTGAGATTTTTCTTCGTCTTCTGGCTTTGCTGCCAATTCAATGTCTTCTGCTTCTAAGACTTCGCCTTCGCGAACTTCGCCCTGATACCACTCGAATAAATGGTGAACCGCTGAGAGCAGGTGAGCGATAGACATTTCCTCGTTGCTGCCTTCTGAATCCATTTCACCAGCTTCGACAACAATGAGTTGGGCAAGAGCGCGACGCGCGTCTTCGTATAGCTTCTGGTCAAACTTAACAATGTCCGCAGGAGCGATTGACTTTGAGAGTTCGATAAGTTCTTGTGCGTTCTTCATAAGTAGTGCTCTCTTTTCTGCGTCGTCTGAAATCTGGAGTAATTCTAGTACAAGAGGGCTTGCTTCTGCACTCTTCTCTTTCTTCTTGTATGTGCCTCCGCGCTTTTTGTATTCGCGAGTTACCCAAGCATTCGCTACCGCTGAAGGATAAACTTCAAACTTCTTCTTGGCTTCAGCTTTGACGCGTGAGTAAAGTTCCTTATCCGCTGGCTCTGAGCTTTCTCCGCCGGCGTTGATTCCTTCGTAATCTGTCTCTTCTTTTTCGATTAGCTCTTCAGTTTTCCACATACCGCTTTCGCCTTCTGCGCTCTTGGCGAGGACAAGTTGGCAGTTGGGGTTCGCTGGGCGATCAACAAGCGACACTTCGACGATTTGGCCGTCAATGATTCTTCCGTTTACTGCCTTGGTATCGCGCACAACGCGTGGGGATTTGATTCCGATACTGAAGCCTTTGAGGACTCCTGTATCTACTTTCTTGACTGAGATTGGATCAACAACAAGCGCGTGAATGTAATGCCCGTCGGCTTTCTTCTCGTATTCCTTGGCAACTCCAGCAGCGATTGAAGAGTGCTGCTCGCGAATGTTTCCGCCAGATTTGAACCACTCTGGCATAGCTCGGTCAAGCCAAACAGGATCACAAATCTGTTGGTCAATGTCCAGAGAATCGTCTGTCGCCTTTCCGTAAACCATAAGGGTTCCGTCGTCGCGCTTATCAGCTTTGACAATCTCAAAAAAGGCGGTAGTTAAATCATTCACTGTCGATTTCTCCTTAGATTCATTTTCTTTCACAATTTTTTTAGCCCATGCCCACCCTGCGTCGCCACCCCATAGCAACCAAGCTATGTAGCCAGCGCTATCTACTCCCCAGCCTTCGCCCTTTTTATCCACTTCGTGGCGAGCAAAGTACGAGGTCATTCTTTTTACTGTATCCAAGGATACGGCAGAGCCGTTCGAAAGGTCGCGCGCGCGAGCGACTCCAATAGCGGTTCCGCCTCTTCCGTATTTCTCCCGTAATTCTAGACCGCGTTTCGCATTAGCGCGAACGGGTGCCGGAGGTATGAATCCGTCTGCCATTATGAGTTCGAGAACTGTCCGGTAAGCAAGACGCCTACCACCGCGGTTTTACCTGCTGCACAGATTCCGTAAAGAGTATCTCCAGAGAAAAGCTGAATCTCAAACTTGTTTGCAATTCCGGTTGTGGTAAATTTAGTAAGTACATAGCCATTGGTAATTGAAACATTAGACGCCCCAACGTGGCAATCATTTGTATTGTCAATGTTGTTAATGAAAACGTCCATTTTTCCAAACTTGCCGTCATTTGAAACAATCATAGTTGGAGTGTCGGTTAAAGTTACCGAATAACTTTTTAACGCCATTGGATCTCCTTCGAGTTACCGCTAATCATACGACAGACTGTCGAGATAATCTTGGCCGAGACTTGGATCATCAACCATACCTTCAATAACTGGGAGCAAAGCGCACCGGCAATTAGGGTGAGCAGGTGGTTCGGTATCTCCAGAGTCAAAAGCTTGGCCAAGATTTACAACTTGCCCGTCATTAGGCGCACAAATGTCGCAAGGCTGAACCGCATTCCATTCAACCTTTTCAACTCCAGACTCTTCATAAAAGAATCGAGCAGCAACAGACATTGCGCGATTCTGCTCAGTAATTGCAATCGTTAGCGCTCGCGCAGGATCTCCAATCTTCTCTGTTATGAGTTTTGCTGCTTGCGTTGGGCTAGCTCCAGAAGCGATTGCGTCTGCCAGAGCTGTTCCAATTTTGTCGTATCCGGCTTTGGCGATTGCTTTACTGACGATCCCAGCGCCGTCGAGGAGCCGCTTAAAAGCTCCGCGAGGCCGCAGTAATAGAGCTGTCGCCTTATTGCCGGGCGTCCAGCTGCTCCAATCCACGCTGGCGTCGGCCTTTGTGAGCGATTTATCGGCCTTACGACGGGCCTGAGCTACGGCCTCCTGAGCAGCAGCTTCCCCAAGGAGATAGCCGTCAGCGTATAGCTTTGAGATCACCGCGGTAATAGGCTCCAGATTTATCTGAACGTTGAGCATTGCCCAAGCCCTAGCGCGAGCGCGATCTTGCGTAATGTCGCCGCTTGGATAGGGCTGGCTCTTGGAATACTCCTCAAAAATGTCCCGGGCGTCGATACTTTGCCGAATTGCAGCCCGGACCTTGACCGAATTCCTCGCTGCTATGCGCCCGTCAGCCTTGTGAGCGCCCCACATTAGGAAATGTACGCCTTGGCTAGCTGGCGAGCTGTTTCCAGATCTCCCTCCATTGCGCAACGATTGAGAGCGTCGGCAACGACAGAATCTAGGGTTTTGAACTCAAAATCTCGGCCTCTGCGCCCTTTGTTAGCCCATTTCATAAAGGCTTTTACCTCAGCTGCTACTTCAATCTTGTTTGGCTCAGCCTCTTCTTGCTCTTCCGGCTCAACCTCCGGCTCTTCCGGCTTTACTTCCGGCTTTGCTGGAGCATTCTCGCCCTCTGTTCCTTCAATCTCTGTCACGCCGTCGGATTCAAGCTGAGGAGCTGATCCTCCAGCCATTGCGTCAATAATTCCGTCCGGGCTGAAGAGGAGAACGGATTGCCCGGCGAGCAGAATTGGCATGTCGGCTTGTGGGGTATCCAAGAGAGGCAAGCCAAGCTCTGCTCTGCCCTCATTGACTGTCTTAGCAGCTGAGGTGATCTCGATTTGGTGTTTGCGCGCAGAAGATTCTGTATCTTGGCGCTTGCTTGGCATAAGCTTAAACTCTAGCTCGCGTGGCATTCCAAGGTAAGCGTAAGAAAGATTTGTGAGCATTTTGTTCAGCCAATTTACAAGAGGCTGCGCTCCAAGAGCTTCAGCATTTCCAGCCTTGCCCTCTTCAAACCCTGCTCCGCCTAGACCACCCTTTGGATTGTAGCCAATTTCTGTTGGCTGGACTCCGAAATGGCCGCAGATTGACTCAATGAGAAAGTTATCCAGAGTATCTTTGAACTTCTCGCCATAGCCTTCGTCCATTACCGCTTTTAAGCCGGTCGGCAATAGGCGAGCACGCTTGCGTTGCTCTGTCTGCCCTGCAAGATCATCGTTGAGAATGTTCTCATACGCGCGTAAGAGATCAGGATTTGTTCCCCAAGTTGCGTCTGTTTCAAACATCATTGCAGGGATCACGCCGTCTGTGTATTCAGCGCGAATCCATTGCTGGCGTCGAAGATAAATGTCTGCAAGAGGGAGCGAGCGCTCTACTGGGCTTTGGCCATAAACGCTCGTTGTTCGGCGATTGCGCACAAGATAAGCAAGGTCGTCGCAAGTAAATTCGCCGTCTGCCTGTGGGTCGTCGCTATTAGCTGAGAATTCAGAGCGAGGGAATCCGTAAAGAATCTGCTGGAATGCAGGAGCCGGAGCCATAGGTCGCATGCCTCGGTCGTCGAGGAGAGGCTTAATTGTTGCGCCGTCAAGAATCTGCAAGCCATAAAGTTCTCCGCCTACTGTTTTTTGAGGCCAGATTGCAAGAGCGTCAATGACCAAAACCTCTTCAAGCGCAATCATTAGCCAATCGGTAAAAGTTAATCCGTTGGCTTTGTCTGGATTTTCCCAGAATGTGCGAATGCGGTCAATCTCTTCGGTTAATTCTTCGCGAGCAGTAACCATTGCGCGAACGTGATCTCCACCGCTCTTGGATTGAATCTTTTCACCTGCGTCTTGGCCAAGCACAATGTCGAAATCTAATCCTACGAGCTTTGATTTAATAACTTCAACGCACCGACGAATTATGTCGATCTGATCTGCTGCTGCTCGAAGAGTCTTGAATGGAACAAGACGCGTTTCTGTAATGTTTATGTTTTGCGCTACTTGGTATTCATAGCGTCGAGGATCAGGGCGTCCGTCTGGACGAAGAGGGTTGATTGCGCCGGGCGTAATTGGATTTCCCGGACCAAACGGAACCATAGAGAGCCAAGGGTTGCGCTCTAGCGGAACGTTGTTGCCATAAGTTTGTCCGATTGCGCCGTTAGCTTGGCGCATTTGTTGTTCAGTCATTGCGACTGCACCGGCTGGGAGATTGGGCGCTGCTTTTTCTACATCTGTTCCTGCGATTGCTTTTGCGATTCGATCTCTTAGACCCACGTGAATCTCCCTAGTTTGCCCTTATGTTTCGGCTTGCGTAATAGTAACAGAAACGCTTCAGCTATTAAAGAGTTACTGTTCCTGTTCCTGCGGTGAATTGGTAAACTCGAAATCCTGCGCGTGTTGGTTGTGAATAGACCAAAGAGCCACCAATCGAAGTGAGAGCTGGGTAAGTGTCGGCATAAGCAAGAATTACAATTCCGCTTCCGCCATTTCCTCCGTTATTACCTTGCATACCGCCACCACCACCGCTGCCAGTATTACCTGTTGCAGCATTTCCCGGTGAGCCGCCACTTCCAGCGCCACCACCACCTCCAGATCCAGCACTTGTTGCGTATGCGCTAGACCCACCAGCTCCTCCTCCTCCTGCGCGAGCAGTCGAGGTGCCATTTATTGAAGAGGTCGCGCTACTTCCGCCAGAGCCAGCGGTTCCTGCGCCGTTATTATTTCCGCCGACGCCACCTGCTCCACCGCCACCGCCACCGCCGAGTCTTTCGTTTGCTCTGCTTCCAAGTCCGCCGTTATTTCCTTGTCCAGAGATTCCAGTTGCCGTAGTGTTTGGATCTATAGCAGAGCCACCACCAGAACCGCCATTGGCTCCGTTGTCTGGATCGCCAGCGTCAGAACCTCCACCGCCACCGCCAGTAGAAGTAATGCTTGAAAATACTGAGTTGCTTCCATTGCCACCGATACTCGAAGTACCGCCAGCACCGCCTCCGCCGACAGTAATTGTGAAAGGAGAGCTTGAAACATTCAATGTTCCTGTTCTGTATCCTCCAGCACCTCCACCGCCACCGAAAGACCTGCCTCCGCCTCCGCCACCTGCAATAACAAGGTATTCAATAGGTCGAGAAAGATTGCTGGCAATAGCAGAAGACGCAGTTATTCCGAGTATCGGCATTATGCGCTCAGATCACCGACGAGAACCCAAGTATCCGTTCCTCGCTTAATAAGAGTTGCCGAAGACCACTGCGCTCGCAATTTCAGTCCCGGAGTTGCGTTGATTGTTACGCCTCCTGTTGCTACCACCGTTGTTTGCCCTGCTCCAGTTTGTAAAATGTTAATCTGCGTTCCTGTTGGATACGCGACAGTTGCATTTAAGGGAACAGTTAAATTGTTGGCAGATCCGTTGTTCATTTCGACAAGCTTGCCTCTATCTGCAAGAACCAATGTATAAGAAGCTACCTGCGCGCTAGTGGCTAAGTCCGATAACTGAACATTTCCTGTTCCAATTTCGTCTGTGATTGCTGCTGCAAAGTTGGCAGAAGAAGGAGTTGCTAGGAAAGTCGCGACTCCTGTTCCTAATCCTGAAACACCTGTACTGATTGGCAACCCTGTTGCGTTAGAAAGAGTTCCAGAAGTAGGAGTACCAAGTGCGCCTCCTGCAATAAGTAATGTAGCTGAACTTGGGATCGTTGTTGAGTTAATTGTTAAAGAATCTACATTCGATACGGTTGCGCCCGAAGTTAAAGCCGTCGAGCCTAGCGTGATTGTAGAATAAGCAGAAGAGGTAGCCCATTGCGTGTTGTAATTTGTTCCGTCAATTTTTGCCAAGACTTGTCCAGTAGTACCTCCTGCTGGCACACCGACTCCTGCTGCTCCCGTTGCTCCTGCTGGCCCTATTGGACCCGGAGTTGATACTTGAATGATTGGATTCGGAAGTTGCGTAATTACTATTGTTTCAGCCATTTATCTTGTCACATTCGCTGAGGCGGTGAGGATTCCTTGCACTAATCGAGTAACGACTGAGCCTGAAGTGATTTCAAGATCATAAACGTAAGGGGTTCCAGCTTGGGTAGAAGCGGTAAGTGAATTAGATTGCGCAGCCGTTATCTGAACCGCGATTGTTCCTGTTGCGCCTGTAATAGTAATTCCGCTGCCAGTTGCAAGAGAGATCAGCGCAGTAGAAGCTTCTGGGGTTGTGCGTACTTGCATAGCCGCCGTATAGCCTGTGAGGTTAATTGGAGCGCCGTCAGTATCTTTATACTCAAAAGTAACTGCCCAGTTAGAACCTATGTCTATTGTTGAATTGTATGTGACTGCCATTTTATTCCGCCAGATCCCAGTTGAGGTTCTCTTCATTCCAGAAGTAAATCTTTTTGTCTTTTGGATAAGGTTTTGGCGCTTGCCACTGTGCTTTGGAATCAAGCGTCCAAGAATCAAAAGGTTTTGGCGCTATGAATGCGTCAAGCTCTTCGTCATAATAGTATCCAACTGCTGCAAAGTTCTTCCGAATGCGCCCAT